AAATGTAACCTGATCTCTGATTTCAAGACCAAACTTCGACAAGAATTGTCCGTCACCTTCATAACTCTCATAGCTACGAATATACATGTCAATTAAGTAAGAACTGTTGTACTGTGATAATGCATCTTCTTCGTAGATTTCGTCTTTTTCTACGAGTGTACGAGGACAGTAGAATACATCATGCCCATAAATTTGAATAGACTCGAGAACCAGATCTTCAATTAAGACCTGCTCTTGGCTATTTGTAAAGTTGTTGAAATAGAAGTTGGTCGACATGTATTATCCAATCATATCGAGAACCGGCAGAGAATAAGAAGAAATCATCTCGTCTTCGAGTTTTTTTCTTTCGGCAACAGCATCATCATAAATTTTCTCTCCGTTAAACTGCACTCCACCAGGTAAAGACATTCCAGTAAACTTTGTAAGGTTTGATCCCCATTGTTCTTTGATCAGAGTCGTAGCATAGTTTTGAAGCCAACGATCGTTATAAGCATCTGTCCATGTTTCTGGATCAATCACTTCATAAGCTTCGACGAGTAAGAATTCGCCGACAGCAACTGTGTTCCAATCCATATCAACGTGCAGTCGATCTTTATGACGAGAATAACGAATAGGTTGTTTACCGACAAGGAGCTCATTCATCAAAGCAAGGTGTTCCATCACCATGTAGTATGGAACAAGCGACACGTTAGTCAGAGTGTAGAGGTCGTTGAGAGCGATCTGATATCGAATATTAAAGAGGTCGTCAGAGCGAATCGAAGGATCACCCATCGAGAAGATGCTGACAGCACCGATGATATTCTCTGGAAGAGTGATATACTTATTAGCCACATCAGTTTCCGTGATAGCATGTTTATAGTATACTCTTTCTGAACCATCAAAGTGATAGTCATACCAGTAACGAAGCGCTTCGTCGACGCGATCATCGACTTGATCATCGTCGACGTTAATCTCAATGACTGGTTTGCCGAGCTTCCGAAGGCAATACTCTTTAAATGTTGCTTTGGTGGTAGGAATGGCCATCGAATACCTCTTTATTATATTTATGTGTCTGGCTATTTATAAGCCGTATAAATACAACAAGTACAACATGAGGACTTGAAATATTATGAATTTAGACTTGATGATTATTGATAATTTCTATACAAATCCCGATGCTGTTAGAGCCTATGCTTTGACCCAAGAGTTTGATGTAACTGGCAACTATCCTGGCAAACGAACTCAATCTTTTCTGACAGACGATGTTAAAGCATGCATTCAGTACTGGATGAATTTTGCTGGTAACATTACCAACTGGTACGAAGACTCTGGTTATACCGGAGCTTTTCAGTATGCCACAGCCCAAGATCGTACCTGGATTCATTGTGATCATACGAGCATGTGGGCAGGAGTATGTTACTTGACTCCTGATGCACCGCTATCGAGTGGTACTGCTATGTATCGGCACAAGGAATCAGGAGAATGGCGATCGCATGAAAACCTTTACGAAGGATACGACTACACCAAATGGGATAAAGTAGATTCGATAGGCAACAAGTATAATCGACTTATTCTTTATCGTGGAGATCTCTTCCATGCTAGCCTCGACTACTTCGGCAAAAACTTATATGACGGGAGATTGTTCCAGACATTCTTCTTTGATACGGAGAGATTCTCATGAAGATATGTAAGGTAATATGGTCGACGAATCGACTCGAATATTTGATTCCTACTCTAAAATCACAGCGTGATATGCTAAACTTTGAAGGATGTGAAGTCGAAGGCATCTTTATTGATGATATGCCAAAAGGTCGCCATGATGGTACGATGTTCGAGCTAGCCAAGAATTTTGGCTTTACTGAGATCTTCCTACATCAGCAGAATATGGGTTTACCATACGTATGGAATCGAACCTTCGAATTGTTGAGAGAACGAGATTATGATTACGTTTATCTATCTGAAGATGATGTGACGTTCAACTGTCCGATTCGAATGCTCGACATGACTCAGATTCTTCACGACTATCAAAAAGTTTCTCAGGTATGTTTAACAAGGCAAAAATGGTATGATTTTGAAGAGGAAACACAGGCTTATGAAACAGACATTACATTCGGAAAATATCGCGGCGAACTTTCTGAGGCATATTTTTGGAGTTTGGCGAGTATTTTTCCTCGCGCGATAGTAGATCTTCCACATGCCGAATCAGTAGGTGAGAAAAACTTAAGCGAGTATGTTGTAGCGAAATCATTGCAGCAACTTGGCATGCAAACTTGTAAGCTCAAGACCGAAGAAGGCCATAACATCGTAAATCATATCGGCGAATATAGCATCGGTAAGAGGGCAGAACCAGGAGATCCTCGTTATGAAGATTTCGCGTCATATGATCCTGAAACGAAATATAGCTCAAAGCACGGAACGAAGTGGGTTTAATCAAAATTGAATTATACTGGCGTCATAATTATTATAAATATAAGTAAATAATCTGTGGGATAGGGAACCAGATGACACCAAATAACTTTCGCGTTAAAAACGGGTTAACCGTAGCGAATGGCGTAACAATATCGGCAGGCAACGTCGTAATTACGAGCGGTCAACTCGTTATTGGTGCGACTGCGATTAACGCTACCTCACTGAGTGACGGGGCCAATAACGCATATTCCAATGCAGTCACTTATACCGATACAAAGATTGGAACTGCCAACACAGCAATGGTAGCCAATGCCGGTGCAGCTTATACGAATGCCATTACAATTGCTGCGAATGCTAGCAATCTGACTTCTGGTACAGTGGCATTTGCTCGATTGCCTTCATTGTTTGTTGGAACAACGACGATTCAGTCGACGAGTGCCGCGCAAGCAGTCAGTGGCATTACAACTCTTGCTGCTGGTAACACAACGATCACTGGCGATATCACAGTTTCTGGTAACCTCACTATCAATGGTACCACAACGAATATAAATTCTACAAATCTTCTTGTAGAAGATAAAAATATTATACTTGGTGATGTGACTACTCCAAGTGATGTCACTGCCGATGGCGGTGGTATTACTCTGAAAGGTGGTACCGATAAGACATTTAACTGGGTTGATGCAACTGATAGTTGGACATCTTCCGAACATTTAGATATTGCAACTGGTAAAACCTATAGGATCAATGGTACTACTATTGCTAACTCTACGGCTTTAGGTACTGGAATTCTTGCATCGTCTCTTACCTCTGTAGGCACTTTAAGTTCTCTTACACTCGGCGGAGCTTTATCTGCGAATGGTGGAGTAGGAACTGCCGGTCAGGTATTAGCATCGAATGGAGCGACTGGTTCTCCATATTGGGTAACAGCAGTCGGTCCTCAAGGTGCTCAAGGCGCAACTGGTGCAACTGGTGCTCAAGGTGCTACTGGTGCAACCGGTGCTCAAGGTGCTACTGGCGCACAAGGTGTTGCTGGCGCGCAAGGTGCTCAAGGACTTCAAGGCGCTCAAGGTGCTACTGGTGCAACTGGTGCTCAAGGTGCTACTGGTGCAACCGGTGCTCAAGGTGCTACTGGCGCACAAGGTGTTGCTGGTCCTATAGGCGGATCCAATACACAAGTCATATTTAATGATAGTAACGTAGCGAATGGTTCTGCTAACTTTACATTTAATAAAACAACTAGTGCAGTAACTTTTGGTGGACCGGTATCAGGTATCACGACTCTTGCAGCCGGTAATACTACGATCACTGGAAATATTAGCGTTACAAGCGTTGGAAGTTTTGATCGAGTGACTACTGCTAATAATGGCAGTGGAACAAATATTGGCATCGGTGATGATGCGTGGTTCGGAGATGTTAACATCGCTGACACTGTTCGTATTATGGGACAACAAAGTGCCAATAACGGACACATTATCTTTGGTAATGCTGATAATAGTGTAAAACTTGGTAGAACTGGAACTGGTGCTCTTACATGGAACGGAGCATTTAGTGTTACTGGTGGTCTAACTACGCTGTCAGCGAACCTTGTGATGGCCAATAACAACATTACTCGCCCAATCTTAACAGGTTATACAGAACACGAAGTGGCTAATACTGCTGCGACTGGATCATATAGCCTTGATTGCGGTGCTGCTAACTTCTTCGATTTGACTCTCACTGGAAATATTACAATCGCTCCGACCAATATACCTCCGGCGACTCGCGTATGGTCTGGTTCTATTGCAGCCAAACAAGATGCAACAGGAGGTCGTACGATCACATGGCCGGCAGGTACTAAATATGCAGGAGGAGTTGTGCCTCCTGCGACAACGACTGCAAACGCGCTCGATATCTGGTCGATTATGACGTACGACGGAGGCACGACTTATATTGTTTCATTGTCAGTGAAAGCGGCGGCATAACTTATGGGTATTGGTGGCGGTTCTAAATTTACACTCGAAAAAACCTGGCGAGCAAGCGGTGTCGGTACGACGAAGTTTAATAGCCCAGGAAATATCGCAATTCCTTATGGTAGGAATAGTATTCTTGTTTCAGGACAAGGTGGATCTGGAACTGCTTTAATTCCTGGGCCTGGAGCTAACTTTAATATTGTCGCCGGAAATGCAACCGGTACATTTAATATTATTCCCGGGACCGGAAGCACATTCAACGTAATTCCTGGACCTGGAGCTAACTTTAATATTGTACCAGGAAATGCAACCGGTACATTTAATATTATTCCCGGGACCGGAAGCACATTTAATATTATTCCTGGACCTGGAGCTAACTTTAATATTGTACCAGGAAATGCAACCGGTACATTTAACAAAGTTCCTGGGACCGGAGCTAACTTTAATATCATCTTTCCACAAACAGGCACATTTAATATTCTCTTTCCGGGAACAGGCACATTTAACATTGTTGCAGGAACTGGAACAGGCACATTTAATAAAGTTCCTGGAACTGGAAGCACATTCAACGTAATTCCTGGGCCTGGAGCTAACTTTAACATTGTTGCAGGAACTGGAACCGGTACATTCAATAAAGTTGCAGGAACTGGCACAGGTACATTCAATAAAGTTGCAGGAACTGGAGCTGGCTTTAACGTTGTTGCGGGAACTGGAGCTGGCTTTAACGTTGTTGCGGGAACTGGAGCTGGCTTTAACGTTGTTGCGGGAACTGGAGCTGGCTTTAACGTTGTTGCAGGAACTGGAACTGGTAGTTATAATACTAGCGGTGGAAATGCAGTCTCTTATAATGCTCCTAGTATTAAATATGGCCCAGGATTTGTGAATGCATTTAACGCTATAAGTAATGGTCCTCAAAACTTCAATGCGCCTTCAAATGGTCCACAAAACTTCAATGCGCCTTCAAATGGCCCACAAAACTTCAATGCGCCTTCAAACGGCCCTCAAAACTTCAATGCGCCTTCAAACGGCCCTCAAAACTTCAATGCACCTACAAATGGGCCACAAAACTTCAATGCTCCAACGAATGGCCCACAGAATTTTAATGCACCTACAAATGGGCCACAAAACTTCAATGCTCCAACGAATGGCCCACAGAATTTTAATGCTCCAACGAATGGCCCACAAAACTTTAATGCGCCAACGAACGGGCCTCAAAACTTTAATGTCGCGAATGGTCCTCAGAACTTCAATGTCGCGAATGGTCCTCAGAACTTTAATGCGCCAACGAACGGGCCTCAAAACTTTAATCCTGCAACTAACGGGCCTCAGAACTTCAATGCGCCTACAAATGGTCCTCAGAACTTTAATGCGCCAACGACCGGGCCTCAAAACTTTAATGCGCCAACGACCGGGCCTCAAAACTTCAATGCGCCTTCAAATGGCCCACAAAACTTCAATGCACCTTCGAATGGTCCACAAAACTTTAATCCTGCTACCAATGGTCCGCAGAATTTTAATGCTCCAACTCCGGCGGTTCCAGGAAATGCAGCAAATGCGCTCGGTATTACTTTCCCCGGATCAAATGCCGGTGGTACGCCTGCGCCGGTGATAAATAATCAGACGGCAAGCTACTATTCTTTTCCGGATGGCCAATCACATTCGGTAACTGTAGCGCCCGGAGGATATATAGATATTACTATTGAATAAGTGACTTGACGAGGATTTACTATGCCATATATTATTCCTAAATATGGGAAACAATTGAATTGCTTTGCAGTATGGTCGGGAGGATTTACTCCTGAAGAAGTCGATAAAATTATCGATCTCGAAAAACTCCAAGAGTTTGAAAAAGGAAAAGTTGGGCTAGAGAAGAATGCCGCAGCTCCGGCTGAAACGCGAGATTCTGATATCTCGTGGATACATCATGATCAACACAGTGATTGGCTATTTCAGAGAATGTCAGGAATCGTTTCTGTCGTGAACTACGACAACTTTATGTATGATATCGAAGGCGTCGAAGCTTTTCAATATACAAAGTACGGACCAAATCAACATTATACATGGCATTGGGATGTTGAATTTGGCTGGCAGAAATATATAAGAAAGATCTCAGCATCTCTGCTTCTTTCAGATCCGAGTGAATATGAAGGTGGAGAGTTAGAGATCGTAAACAACGGAAACTTTGAAGACAAAGTTTCGTTTAAACCGAATAAAGGTGATATCGTATTCTTCGCTTCATGGATGCCACATCGAGTGAAGCCAATCACTTCTGGTTTTCGTAAGAGTCTTGTAGCATGGGTAATGGGTGAGAGAGAATGTTGAGTTGGAATCCTTTTAAAAAGAAACCTATTATTGAGTTTTATTGCCATCGCGATGATGTTGAGGCATTACCTCAGCCAAAGCCTGCGGCAAAATATATGCCAGAATGGTATAAAAGAATTCCTCCACTGATTACAGATGGAAGAGATGATCGTGATTGGTCAGGATCTCATAGCTTTACTGCAAAAAAATGCATGCCGATGATCGACGCAATGTCATTAGGATATGTCATTCCTCTTATCGGCGACTTGACAGTCAGATCAAATCACGACTGCAGTACAATTGAAGTCACGTCTTCTCCACAGATCAACGTATGTGAGTTTCATGACATTCGACAACTTGGAGAAAGATCTGCTCCTGGATTTCCTGCACCTCCTTTGAAGTTTGTCAATCCATGGATTGTAAAGACTGCTCCGGGTTGGTCGACTCTTTTCATAGCTCCGATTAATAACTTTGAAAGCCATTTTACATGTCTGTCAGGATTAGTTGATACAGATACATATCCAAAAGAAGTCAATTTTCCTGCAATCTGGCACACTCCAAATGCCGACGTGCTTTTACTTGCTGGTACACCTTTAGTCATTGCCATTCCAATTAAGCGTGATGCTGTTCCATCAAAGCCCAATATTCGAAACATGAAAGAAGATGAACATCACTTAATTAATATCATATCAAAGATGCAAAACACTCGAAGAAGCGTATATACAAAAGAATTGAGAGTACCAAGAAAATGAAAAACTTGTTTTCTTTATTAAAACCAAAGAAAGATATTGAATTCGTAGATACTAAGAAGTTATCTTATCATAACTTTTCTGTTGAACGAGCGATTGATGTTCCAACAAATACTCGCAAGGTTCAACAAGACAAGTATGGCAAGCATCTGATGCCATACTGTCCGGGAATTTTAGACTATGCTCAATTTGGCTATATCATTCCGGCGTGGGTAGACATTCATATTATGGCAAATAAAGCTGGTACTTCTTGGTATCTTGGAGACAGAGGACCGAGAGGAGATCGCGGATTTGACAATGGCGTAAAGATGGATGAAAAATTTGTAGAAGGCGCATTTACTCCAATTGGAATTGATCCTACAGCAATCTTATTTCCATCTCCTTGGAAAATTTTTACTCAAAAAAACATTAGCGCATTGTTAATGCCTGCATTTTATCATTCTACTTTTCTTGAAGATCTATACATAACTCCTGGTTTGGTAGACTATAAGAGTTTCCATATTACAAACTTCATTTGCATGCCGAAAAGAGAATGTAACGTTCACATTAAAGCGGGAGAACCTTTGTTGCACGTCATTCCTTTCCTCAATAAAGATATTACTGCTTCTGTTGGCCCAGCTTCAGATGAGATGATAGATAAAACTATGAATCTAATTCCCGGAGATGATAAGCAATACTATCGAAAGTATATGGGAATAAAAAAGAAATTTAATATGCAAAAAGAAGAGAATAAACAATGAACATTTTTGTTTCAGTATGCTCGTATCAAGATCCTTTACTTCCTCATACCATCAAGAGTATGATGCAAACCAAATCCAATCGGAATAATGTAGTCTATTCGATCTTCGAGCAAACTCGTTATGAAGATTCGTTGGCGTGCACAGAACCTGTGCTTGTAAGTCGAGATGATGTCATCTATAAAAGAATCGATCCCGAATACTCTGATGGTTGTGTTTGGGCAAGATATATTAATATGTTAAATATCACAAACGAGTATGACTTCATTTATCAAGTCGACTCACATATGTTACATGATATGAATTGGGATCGAGCTCTGATTGAAGATTATAAGAGAGCGATGGATATGTGTGAAACCAATAAAGTCATCATTACTGGATCATGTAAATCATTTATAATTGAAGAAAAAGACGGAGAGATTAAAACTTATCTTTGTCAAGAAGAAAATGATGCTTGTCAAGTCAAGTATTATACTATTGATCCGGATACTTTGATTCCAGATGTACATGGAGACGCGATTCCATCGACTGATATGCCAAGACCGGCGTTTCATATTATGGCAGGAAACTTCTTTACGCATGTCGATTGGATTGACAATGTCGGATTAGATCCAAAAGTCTTCTTTGTAGGAGAAGAAGTCATGATGACGATGATGTCATACGCTGCTGGATATAAAATGTTCCATCACAGTAAGATGGTTTCATATCACTTAGAAGACACGAGTAATTGGCATACGAAAACTCCGCCAGAAGATGCGAAAGCTGCGCGAAGAAGAAAAATACTTTCAGAGATCGGTCGTTGGCAATGGAAAAAATATCTTGAGGCATGCAGAGAAGATCTTCTTTCTGAATTCCACAAAGAATTTGGTGTAGACTTTATTAATCTTGATATTGAAGATCGTGCTCGAACTTATAGTCTTGACGTTGTTCCAGGTAAAATTGATCTTCTTGCTATTTCGAAGAAACCGAAGAAGAAAGTGAAATTGCCGAAAACTCTTTTTATGAGTGAAGATGAAGAATGATCGTTTGTTCTCTTCCACGATGTGGTGCTACTCGTTTTTGCTTGGATCTCCAAGAGAAAACAAGTTTACCATTTGTGGGAGAGTTACATCCTGTTCACATTCAAAGTAATAGAAAACAACTTACTCACGAAACTAAGCATCAAACAAATTTTACGCAAGATTCGTTTGCCGACTTGTTACAAGATCATAGTGAACACATCGTACTTGTAAATCAACACTCGTATCTTTTAGCCAATCAGGCAAGTTTCTTTATACTTCGTAAAAATATGAGAAACGCTGCTTTAAGTATGGCAAATTATTTGCTAAAAGTATATCCCGAATTAAAACCCAATGCCATTCGTTTTAATATTGGTTTGATGTATAATGATTATCGTGCACTCGTCGCGTATTTAAATAAATACCAAAAAGAAGTTGTTTGGTACGAAGATTATTATGGTATCGAAGACACACATATGCCTTTACTTGATTCGTATCCTGGCAAAGAGTCTATTATAAAAGAGATTGATTCGTATTATGAATCTAAAAGTTCATAAAAGATATGTGCTTACATTCGCGCAATTAGCAGGCCCATTTATTACAATCTGGGCTCTGATTCAATATGCAACTTTTCCATGGATAATTGTTTCACTCACAGCGTTCTTTTTGATGAGAGTAATAGGTGGATCGATTACGTACCATCGAATCCATAATCATCGTACGCATACAATGAATCCTATCGTAGAATTCATATGCACGGCATTCGGATTCTATGGTTCATTTGCTTCGCCGCTTGAATTCTGTGTATCGCACGACAATCATCACAAGTATCATGACACTCAGAAGGATCCGCATCCTTACCATTTGCAAGGTTGGAAAATACTTTTTCCAATTCTTTGGAATAATGACACGAATCAAATAAATTTGAAAACAACAGTCAGACTGATTCGTAATAAGATTACCAATTTCTTCTATGAAAAATACTGGATTTTGTTATTCTTACCGTTTCTATTGTTATTCATATCGTTACCAGCATACTTGTTTATTTACATTGTTCCTGCTACATTGTCGATATGGTCCACAGGAATCGCATCTCTAAATCATGATAAAAACGGTCCAAAAGATATGGGATTTTGGTACGGAATTATCAGTGGTGGAGAACATATGCATAAACAACACCACGAACAACCATTTGATACAAGCAAAGAAGGTTGGATAAATACCATCGCAGACATAATAGCTACAAAGAGAGTTAAGATATGAATATTGTTTATACTGTTATAAATGATTTGTCAGAAATAGATTTTGATGACTTGTATGAAAGATCAAAGGATGCTATTGATGCGAATTGGCCGGAAAATTCTACATTAACTGACGCCGAACGAAAAACCAACATGCGCACATTAATTGAAAGCGGAATTAATAATGAGTGGCCAGGATTAAATCCTCATGGCGCAAATGATACTTATATTATGATAAGAGCTTTTGATACTGTAGCTGGAAAAGATATGGGATTTGTAAGCGGGTTTATCCTTGAAAATGGAACATTAGATGGCAGACATTCACTCACTGCTCCGGATGAAAACGGTTCTAGAAATTACGTTTTTAATCAAGAAAATGTAACAGCCAAAAATAATTTTAATATTGAAATTGGTATAACTAAACATTTGTATAGAAATATTCCTGCAAATTCAATCTTTCATAGAACTTTGCGTATGCGAGCAAACGCAGCAAACTATGAACTTTTAGAAGACGTAGATTCTCCAACGCACGGGCCAAATTTTAGAAATATATTAATACAATTAAATCTATGAAGTTTTTATTGAATGTAGGAGCCGAGAAATCTGGCACTACTTGGTTATATGAGTATTTTAAAGAACACCCAGATTTCTATGATATGGGAAAAGAACTGAATATTATTCAGAGAGACGATTTAGTTCCTGTCTTAGAAGATGTAAGCGAATATAGAAAAGACATAGAGTCTTTTTTTCGGGCTGTTTCAAATATAAATCAAGTCACAGGCGACTTCACACATTATGAAGGCTCGAGTGAGAACATCTTTCGACTTATTAAAAACGGTTTACTAAAATACGATATCGAAGTAGTACCAGTTTATATTATGAGAGATCCTATTCAGAGGAGTTGGTCTTCTTGGAATATGATTGGAGGAGGTAAAATTCCAAATCGGTCGTTAGCTTCACGATTTGTCATGAGCAATTTCATATCATGTAAATATAAAGAAACTATCGAAGCTTTGGACAGTGTGTTCGCAAATCCGCTCTACTTCTTTTATGAGGATTTTTTTACTCAAACCAATATCAATCAGATATGTGACGAGTTAGAAATTTCTCGACATCCAGCAGAATGTGATAATAAAGCAGGAGCTTCTTCCTATAAGAAAATGCCAAACAGTTTCGTCAAGGCTTTTGGTAAATCTTTAAAGAATAAAGAGGCTGCTAAATATGTTTTTGAAAGATTTGAAAATGTACCATGGAAACTCGAGGATTATTCGTAGATCTACTCTCGATGAAGATATTCGCTTAACTTTTCTTGAAGGTTTAAATAGGCATACGAACATGCATTACTTTGATCGTAATGCGCCTACAAATAAAACAGATGAAGCTGTGCTTGAATTTCTCGACAGAGAACAGTTTAATTGTAACAAAACTCATATTGAATATTGGTATCAGGCGTATAAATCTTCTGGAGATTTGTGGCCTCATGTAGATTTTAATGAAAAGCTTCGGCACAGAATTGAGGCTGGAGAAAAGTTGAAACCAGAAGAATTAATGTCTCCAATTACCATATCGTGTTACTTAGAAGCAATCGATCTTGAAGGCGGAGAATTTTGTATTTCTGAAAGAAGTTGGTTAGACTATGAAAAAGAACTGAGCCCTCCGGAAGTTTTAAAAGAAGAATTGTTAAAATATACACACGAGTCTTTTCAACCTACCGAAGGTGCGGTCTTATACTTCGAAGGCAGTCGATACTACCATTGGGTCAATGAAATCAAAAGCGGCTCTCGCAAGAGCATACTCATCAATTTCTGGGACAATTGTAGTCTTAACTCCACTTCGCCCAATTAATTTCTAATGTCTATATTACCAGAAATAGAAATACGATGTTCGTCTGAAGTTTGAAACGGATATACCTGATGCTTAAGATAATTTGGAAACATAATAAGAGAACCTTCCCATGTCTTATCAATATCTAATTGAGTCGTACTAATTCCACCGTCTAATGAGTTATAAATGAATTCAAACTTTGATGCAACTTTATAGTTTGATTCTCTTACATTTGGCATATTTAATTCCTCTTCTAAATCATAAGGAATTGCAATCCATATCACCCATGAAATAGCTTTGTGGTGAAAATGTATTGGATTATATTCGTGTTTCTTCTGAAAATTTACCCAAGCATCATTATCAATGACATAATTATGATTTTCATAAAAATTAAATTTTCTTCTATATTCAAGAAACGTTTGCTCTATGCATTCTCTAAACTGCCCGTTAATAACATACTGAAATTCTGTTTCTAATTGCCCAGCTAAATTAGTATTGTATTTTTCCGGATTATTATCAACTTGCTTTTGCAAGTCACAAGTCAACTCAGCAAAAATAGAAACTGGAATTCTTGTTTTAAGAACTCCTGGGTTATAAAGTTTTATTTCTGAAAATTCTAAGTTCATAATTTCACCGATAATAATTTAGTTAATAGTAATTGTAGAGGTGTCTTTACATATGCTCATAGTACCTTCGCAACAGATATTCCAATCTTGACCTGTCTTTGCCCCACGGCTTGGAACATTAATGATAACATTTTTACATAGATATTCTTTACCATCTTCGAAAACGCGCCAGACATGATCTTCTGTCCCGCGATTAGGTTGTCCTCTTGATTGATTGAATCTTATCATAAACTCAGACATATTAGATTATTTCTGCTGTTGCATCATATACTATAGGTTCAATGTACGGACGTGTACCAATGTTCATGTGAATAAATTTGAAAGGTTTGGTTGATGTGTTACGAGTAAAGCTATGCGGTAGCCAGGAATTTGCAAACATTAGTTGACCAGGAACTGGCGTAAAATTAATAGACGATGTTGCTGTGGTAATGTTAGAAGAATTATGTTCGTATAGTGGTAACATAAGTTTCATTGGTCGCGGATCATGAATCACCATTCGCGGAGGATCTTTCGGGCACTCTAAAAAATAAAAAGCAACTAACTGACAGTCGCTGTGATTATGATACTCCATTGATGAATACTTATGGTGTTCTTGACTCCAACATTCGGTAAGATAAGTCGAAAGTCCATTCATGTTGTATCCTTGATCGCTCAAAAGATTCCATGCTGTGTTTAATGTGTACTGTATCAGTGGAAGAAGATCTTCTTCGTTAGACACATCTGCTTGCACGACTGGATATACATCGTTTATTTTTGTTATTTTGCGCGCGGCCCTTAACGCCGCATTTGATGCTGCTCTTGAGAAATCAAGAAGTTCTGGCTTCATAATACTATAGATAGGTGAGCTAAAATACTGCCACTGATCAAGTATGTCTGTCATAATAAAATCCTTATGTTATGTATATTGGGAAAGATCAGCCTCTATCACTGTATCTAAAAACAGTCGGTTTCCAATCTTATTCCAACCACTGTTGACTTGATAAAATATATTTAAACCGTTGTTCAAACCATACTGAATAGCCCAACTAAGTATTTCGGCTGTTAGCGGAGCGCCTGCTTCAAGCAGTTGTAAAAAGCTAAGATCAGGATTTTCGTGTTGTCTCCAAACCATAATTACGTTTGATTCGTCTGGTTTCATCCACATCGGAATAGTATCAAGACCGAGTGGAAACTTTTCATTTCCTAACCATACACAGCTAAACGATTTGCACGGATTCTCAGGTCGTTGTTCATGTATCGAACATCCTTTTGTAGTTACAAAATGACATTTCCTTCCTGGCCAAAATTGATGGCCAAGAGCTTCTCCAGTTAACCAACCGCAGCACTTCGTGCAACTTCCACATTCTCTTGTCATATTATCTCACTTAAATTGAGGACCAGCTAACCATACTACTAGAGTTTTACGAATGCCTTTTGTCACAGGAGTTACTCTGTGTAAAATAAAGGACGGGAATGCAACTACTAAACCTTTTTGTTTTGTGACTTGAGTCGGCACGGGTGCATCAAATATCTCAAGATCTCCCCCCTCGTATTCAGAAGGATCAGATAATTGTATTACAAGAGATAATTTGCGAGGCGCATTCGTTGCATTTCCACCTCTGTCAAGATGCCACGTATAATGATCGTCTTTTCCATCGTATATAGTATACTGAAAGTCCTCTACAAATCCCCATATATCTAGATTGAAGAATTCACCGTTCAGTTGTCTTGCTATGAAAGCAATTCTATCATATATAAAATTAGTCTCGGGCGTAAGATTTATCCAACCTATTTTAGATGATCTAACTGCTTCTTCAACTTTACTATCAGGTCCAACACTAGCAGATTTGATCGTGAGACTATCACCAATACTAACTATTTTATCGATCTCTTCTTCAGTAAAACCATCACGCCATGATGCAAAAGAAATTTCTGGTATACCTAACGATGGAGAAGGAGCTATTTGATATACTGCCATTATTTACGCTCCCAAATATTATCTCGATAATGGGATTCATGACTTTGAAGCTTTCTACGTGTACCTTTGAGTGCTTTCAGTTCAGTTTCATTGAATGCTCTACATACATTTTTCGAAAACAAAGTATCTCTTTTAATTGGAATAACCTGCATTAACGGTGTACCAGCAGGTAGAATACCTTTAAAATTGGGTTCGTTCCAAACAAATGGAAAGTTAATAAACTCAAAATAACCATCGCAGTCTACCATACCCGAAAAACAAGTAAATCTTGGATCAGGTCTATTTAATGGTGGAACAAACAACAGTGAGTATCCTTTCGGGCAGTTGATTGCCCACCAGTTCATGAATTTAATTGGAGGTTTTGGTAAATGTGGAGCGGGGCATTTGTCAGATGTTACTTGCCACTGTAAATGATTCTCGATCATTGCTCTCGGATATTTGCTGTTGTATTCAATGAACGAACAATCTTCATTCGAAGTGATTTCAACATCAGCAACGAGTGGAATAATCCAACCCGTGATCATCGCATCAAGAAAAGGTGGGCATCTTTTGAGAGTAGATTGATCAAAGCCTACATCCTTCTTCATTGGCAAAGCTTTATACCATTCTGGTATCAGTTTGCGGGCAGGATAAGGTTCTGGTATATTTCCTAAATCATCATCATAGCAAAGAAATTCTAGTTTAGGCTCATTCTTTTCAAAAAACGAAAACATCAATTTTGTCCATTTCCAGGTTTTTCATAGTGTATTCCACCAGATTCAATAAATTTTTTACATTGCTCGACGTCGCTCGCACCTCTCAGAATATGATCATCATGCAAACTAAAATGTAAGCTTGAGATCCATATTCTGAGATGTGGTGGAAGTTTGTCATAGCAACGCATTACCAATGCCATTCTTTGTATGTTAACATGTTCCAAATGAATGACTCTATTATATATATGTAAATTACAGGGCTGCTAGTTCGACTAAGTTGCTCTCTGTGATGGCATCTAAGCCAATCAATGCTTGTTTGACTGCGGTAAAATCGTCATGTTTTTCATCGTAGATGACAAATGGAAAATCAGTAAATTCTCCAATATCCCATGTATTTAGAGCATTGAATACAGATTCGTATTGACTACTATCGTTGTATGATAAATGAGTAAACTCAATGTTATTATCCTGTAGCCACTGATAGGCTGCAGCAGAGTCGTTGCCACCTGTCGTAGTCAAACCAGTATAAAGATAAACGTCTTTAATTCCTACTAGCATGTATTGTTTCCTTTTTGTTATTTGTGCTAAAATGTTACACTCATCGTACCATTAGCGCTGCCTGTTCCAATATTTATAGAAACTATTTGATATGGGTATACTTTTACTGATACTGAATTTGTCGTAGTACCAATATTACCAGCGTTTCCTGATGCTCCAGGATTTGATGTGCCGGCTGTTCCGGCGGTCGCTCCAGTTCCAGCACTACCTGCTGTGCCAGTATTTCCTGCTGCTCCTGCGCCTCCTGGATTTCCAGCCGCACCATTTGTAGCTCCAGTTCCAGCTGCTCCTGTTGTGCCAGCATTACCAGCAGCTCCGGCACCGCCTGGGTTTCCAGCCGCACCATTTGTAGCTCCAGTTCCTGCATTGCCAGTCGCTCCAGCATTTCCTGCTGCTCCTGCACCTCCTGGATTTCCAGCTGCACCATTTGTAGCTCCAGTTCCTGCATTGCCAGTCGCTCCGGCATTTCCTGCAGCGCCGGCATTACCAGGACTTCCTGCTGCTCCTGGATTTGCTCCAGTTCCTGCCGCTCCTGTTGTACCAGCATTTCCGTTGGCTCCTGCACCGCCTGGACTTCCTGCTGCTCCTGGATTTGCTCCAGTTCCTGCCGCTCCTGTTGTACCAGCGCTTCCTGCAGCGCCGGCATTACCAGGACTTCCTGCTGCTCCAGCGTTTGCTCCAGTTCCTGCGGCCCCAGTATTTCCAGCACTTCCATTGGCGCCTGCATTACCAGGACTTCCTGCTGCTCCAGCGTTTGCTCCAGTTCCTGCGGCTCCTGTATTTCCTGCGCTGCCTGGTGTTCCTGCATTACCTGAACCACCGGCAGCGCCCGAAAGAAGTCCTCCATTGCCGCCTGCGCCGCCGTTGCCGTTAGTAGCACCACTTATGTTGCCTGAATTACCCGCGGTACCAGCATTGCCGGCGCCGCTACCACCTTGCTTTAAAGTCCAACCCGATGCTCCGCCTCCGCCTCCGCCGCCTCCGCCGCCTCCGCCTACACCAGCGTTGCCAGGAGATCCGGAGTTACCCGCCGTACCACCAGCTCCTCCTGCACCACCGGCGCCATTTGTTCCTGGGTTACCAGCATTGCCAGTGGCTCCTGGATTCCCAGCATTTCCTCTTGCACCGCCTGCACCACCAGCACCGTTATTTCCTGGATTACCAGCATTGCCAGTGGCTCCTGGATTACCAGCATTACCAGCAGCACCGCCTGCACCACCAGCACCGTTATTTCCTGGATTGCCGGCATTACCAGTGGCTCCTGGATTACCAGCATTACCACCAGCTCCTCCTGCACCACCAGCCCCATTGGTGCCAGGATTGCCTGTTCCTCCAATACCACCAGATGTCCCAGCTGTACCACCAGCACCACCAGTTCCTGCAGCTCCATTATTACCGGGATTGCCTGTTCCTCCAATACCTCCGGAAGTACCGGCCGATCCTCCGGCGCCGCCTGTACCAGCAGCTCCATTGTTACCGGGATTGCCTGTTCCTCCAATACCACCAGATGTCCCAGCTGTACCACCAGCACCGCCAGTTCCTGCAGCCCCATTATTTCCGGGATTGCCTGATCCACCTGGATTTCCAGAAGTTCCGGCCGAGCCAGCTGCTCCGTTTGTAGCATTTCCTCCAGCCCCACCAGTACCACCGGTTCCACCTGGAAAATTAGCTAAGGAACCAAACGTTGAAACGTTGCCTGGGTTTCCACTTGATCCCGGATTTCCGTTTGCTGCGCCAGTCCCAGCATTACCAGCAGCTCCGGCACCGCCTGGATTTCCTGCTGCTCCTGGATTAGCTCCAGTGCCAGCATTACCATTTGCTCCAGTATTTCCTGCTGCTCCGGCATTTCCAGGGCTCCCTGCTGCCCCTGGATTAGCTCCAGTGCCGGCATTACCATTTGCACCTGGATTTCCTGCTGCGCCGGCATTACCTGGATTGCCAGTAGATCCAGCGGTTGCCCCTGTTCCTGCATTACCATTTGCTCCAGTATTTCCTGCTGCGCCTGCATTACCTGGATTTCCTGCTGCTCCAGCAGTTGCCCCTGTACCTGCGGCCCCTGTTGTGCCGGCATTACCATTAGCACCGGCACCGCCAGGACTTCCTGCTGCTCCGGCGTTTGCTCCAGTTCCAGCCGCCCCTGTTGTGCCGGCATTACCATTGGCACCAGCTCCACCAGGACTTCCTGCTGCTCCAGCGTTTGCTCCAGTTCCTGCTGCTCCAGTATTTCCAGCATTTCCATTGGCCCCAGCTCCACCGGGACTTCCTGCTGCTCCAGCAGTTGCCCCTGATCCTGCGGCTCCAGTATTTCCAGCACTTCCATTGGCACCCGCACCACCTGCACTCCCTGAATTACCAGTCACTCCGCTACCGCCGCCTCCGCCGCCGCCACCGCCGCCGCCGCAAACGCACCCCCCAAGATTTGCGCTTCCACCAAAGCCACCATTTCCTCCGCCAGGAGAGCCTCCGGCGCCGCCGGGGGCAGAACAAGGCGCAAATGGGGTGCCAAAACAACCGCAGCCACCGCCCGGACTACCACCGCTACCGGCTCCGCCACCGCAAGGTCGGGCTGAACCTTGTCCGCCGCCTCCTCCCGTACCTGCGCTACCGCCAGTGCCACCAGCACCGCCGGCACCATTATTTCCTGGATTTCCAGAGTTTCCTGTGGCACCTGGATTCCCAGCATTTCCTCTTGCACCGCCAGCACCGCCGGCACCATTGGTACCAGGATTACCAGAGTTTCCTGTGGCACCTGGATTCCCAGCATTACCAGCAGCACCGCCAGCACCGCCGGCGCCATTTGTTCCTGGGTTACCAGCATTGCCAGTGGCACCTGGATTCCCAGCATTACCAGCAGCACCGCCTGCACCACCGGCACCATTAGTACCGGGATTGCCGGAGTTTCCTGTCGCTCCAGCATTTCCAGCAGTACCACCAGCACCGCCAGCTCCGCCAGCACCATTCGTACCTGCATTGCCAGTGGCACCTGGATTCCCAGCATTCCCTGCAGCACCTCCGGCTCCTCCTGGGCCGCCAGCACCGTTTGTGCCAGCATTTCCTGATGCGCCGGGATTTCCAGATGTTCCAGCTGTACCACCAGCACCGCCAGCTCCGCCGGCCCCGTTTGTGCCAGCATTTCCTGATGCGCCAGGATTGCCAGATGTCCCAGCTGTACCACCAGCACCACCAGTTCCTGCGGCCCCATTATTTCCAGGATTACCAGCATTGCCAGCAGTACCAGGATTGCCTGCATTACCAGCGTTTCCATTGCCGCCACGACCAGATATATCTATAGAATATACGCCTGCAGGAACGACGAATGTTGCGGGGGCATTGAATACTTGTGTGGCTGGAGCAGCCTTACCTGAAGCTCTAAATACATTTAATGGCATCGTATAACCTTCTTATTAACCTGTATTTGCAAGAGATAAGGCACCGAGATATGTTGTACCTCCGTCGAGGGTAAAGAAACTGAAGACATCGATTTTATTTGCACCAGTTGACATCGTCGGTGTCGAAGCATTCGGATATTTAACAGAAGCCGGCCACGTGATTATTCTCGATCCCGTGGCGTCTTGTTTACAATGAAGTGTGAAACTGTATGCATTGCCCGATGCAGGAGGATTTGAAAATGTAATTGTAATAGACGCGTTGGCCAATGTCAAATCGAATACGTTGGATAGTGATAAATCTACAGTGTGAGTAGTTGTTGTTATAGTATTGGCAACAACTGCTTCTTTGTATGAAGCAAGCTTAGGATTACTTAACACATTATTTGCCATTGCAACGTTGGCATTAAGAGTAGTAATACCAGCTACTTGTAGCGTCGAGGTTACGTTGGCAAAACCAGTGATCGTAGTATTACCGGCAGCAAGGGTGGTAATTCCAGATGCAGCACCTGCGGCTACAAGAGACGAAACAGCAAGTGGTTGACTGTTTGTAGACCAGCGATCATTTGTTTCATCCCAGACGAACTGAACGTTGGCAGACGTCCCGCGCATGATCTCGAAGCCAGCATTCTCAGTAGGAGGATTAGCTCCAAGATCTGCATTCAGCGTAACAATATTATCACCAACGTCGAGTGTTGTGGTGTTCACGTAAGTTCTTGTACCGGAAACTGTCAGGTTACCCGAGAGTGTAAGATCGGCGATTGATAATGTGGAATTCACATGAATACCAGTCGTATTGACCGTAAGTGTTGGCCCAGCAGTTACTCCAATTGTACCACTAGTTGTAATCGTTCCACCAGAAAGTCCATTAGCCGTGGCGACTGAGGTTACACCTCCACCGGTGGCACCTTGAGCACCTTGAGCGCCTTGAGCACCAGTAACACCTTGAGGTCCAGCAACACCTTGAGCACCAGTTGCGCCAGTTGCGCCTTGAACACCTTGAGCGCCGGCAACACCTTGAGCACCAGTTGCGCCAGTTGCGCCTTGAACACCTTGAGCGCCAGCAACACCTTGAGCACCTTGATCACCCGTTGTGCCTTGAGCACCAGTTGCGCCAGTTGCGCCTTGAACACCTTGAGCGCCAGCAACACCTTGAGCGCCTTGAGCACCCGTTGTGCCTTGAGCACCTTGTGCACCGGTTGCACCTTGAGCACCTTGAGCGCCTTGAGATCCGAGAGTAAGTGAAGCACCATTTAAAGTTGTAACTTGAACAATATCACCAGCAATCGCATTCGATGTAAGCGTTAAGACCGTGGTATTTGTCGTGTTATAGTCAACGGCCGCAATCTGACGCGAACCATTAATGAAGACGCTTTCAAGCCCTAAAGTATATACGAATGTGTTTGATGTGTCGTCTAATCCTGTAAACACCGTGGTATTCGATGTGACAGTAAACGTATAGGTATTCATGGTAGCAGCATTTGCCGTACCGCCTGAGCCCCAATAAACTCCTGTTCCATTCGATGAAAGAACTTGGCCGTTGGATCCAGAAGATCCGTTGGCTACGATCGTAGTGACAGCGAGAGAAGAGAGATTTGAACCAACTTCAAAGATGGCATTCGCAGCATCTGAAGAGAAGACTTTACGGTCAGTTAGGTTGACTGCAAATTCACCGTTATCAATAAAGCCGGAATTTGCTACGTCAGTAGTATTAGCTGTACGACCAGAAATTGTCGTGCGCTTAAATTGAAATTTATTTGCCATTCTCAACCTCTATATAGAGCAACGAAGCGGTTATGTAACCCCTAATATTCTATTTATACAGAAGTATCTTCAGCTTTTTTATTTTTATTTCCAAGCTTTTCAAGATCAACAATTTTTGCTTGAAGACTGGTCATGGTTTTATCGGCCATGACCAGTCTTGTTTCTAGCATGATGTTCTTACTTGTAAGATCATGTACACTCGCGAGTAATCGATTGATGTACTCATTTACAAATTCAGCTTCCATAAATTAGAATGTCCCGCCGTCGAGGGTTGCGTATACAACTGCTGTACCGTTAGACTGAAGCACGAATCCAGTAGAGCCAACAGCTAATTTTCTAAAACCGTTCGAAGAGTTAGCAACTAAAATGTCTTCTGCAGTAACAGTCGCGAGTCCAGTACCACCGCTTGTTCCAGGCAGTGCAGTCGAAAGACTCAATGTATTCGCTGTGATACCAACCGCGAGTGTCGAGTTCGCAGTAAGAGTAACGTTAGTCGCGTTCGAAACCAAACCACCAGAGTTTAGGAATGCTTGTAATGTAGCAGTAGTATAACCGGCTGCTGCAGTGTCTACAGTTGTTGTAGGTTCTGTTTGAGAACCAGCAAAGAGCTTATAAACGCCATCTGTAGCATCACGGAAAAGACCGGTATATTTAGCTCCAGTGGCACCGTATTGACCATAAAGACCGATATCAAGAATGTCGGTTGTTGCGTTTCCGTTTGCAAGCTCGATCAGCGAATCTTGGACTGTCAGGTTGGTAGTATCGATTGTCGAAAGCGTACCGAGAACAGTCAGATTTCCGGAAAGAGAAAGATCTGTAATCGAGAGTGCAGTATTAACATGGAGTCCAGCAGAGTTGACCGTGAGTGTTGAACCAGTGGTAAGGCCAACTGCATCTGCAGTGACATTAATACCGTTAGCAGCACCAACATGAACTCCAGTCGCGTTAGCTGTAAGACCATCACCGCCAACAACGTTGATACCAGCGCCATCAACAGAAATACCGTTAGCAGCTTTGGCAAAGACGCCTGAAGTATTCGATACAATACCGTTGTTTGCTACAACAGCAATCGTGGCTGCACCACCTTCACCAGATGAGGATCCAGAAATACCGTTACCAGCTGTGATAGTAGCAACATAGTCGCCTGATGTACCCGAACCAAGAGCAACGTCGCCTGAAAGTTGCGATGTGGCAATTGAAAGTGCAGCAGCATTGACATAAACGCCCGAGGTATTCGAAACAATCGTACCGTTACCAGATACGACATGCACACCTGTTGCGTTCGAAGCAATACCAGCTCCGGCAACAACAAAAACGCCTGTTGCGTTTGCAGATAGACCGTTATTTGCAATAACGTGTACGCCTGAGGTATTTGAAGCAAGACCGCTATTTGCAACTACAGCAATCGCGTCTGCAGAGACGCTGATACCGTTACCAGCACCAACATCAAGAGTTACCTCGCCAGATGTACCGCCACCAGTAAGACCAGAACCGGCTACGACTGATGTAATATCACCATCTTGAGGTGTTACCCAGTATACAGCTGTTCCGTTCGATGCAAGAACTTGTCCTGCAGTACCATTTGTGCCATTTGCATTAAGAGCAACGTTAGTTCCAATATTGATCTGTGTGGCATTTGCTACGAACGCCGTACCAACACTCACAATCGCTGCGTTCACGGTGCCTGTAGAGAATACACCGGTGGCATTCGCAACAAAAGAATTAGAACCAACGACGAAGTTACCGCCAGAGCCAGCAAGAACGCCGCCGGCAACAGACAGTTTATTATTGGTATTATCAAACGTAAAGTCTGCGTCTCCGGCTAATGCGCCAGAATTATTAAATTGAACTTGTGTATTTGAACCAGATACGCCAGAAGTAGGAGTTTCCCAATAAGCGGCTGTTCCATTTGAACTCAGTACTTGTCCGTTGGTACCCGTCGAACCATTGGCTGTAACTGTTGTCACAACAGCGTTAGCAACAATAATCTTGTCGATACCAGAGGTACCATTCGCAACGAGTGCTTGGTTGGCGGTCAGTATACCAGGATTAAATTTACCGGCAATGGTGATCGAAGCACCATTCGAACCAATAAATAAGTGATCGCCATTTGCTGTAAACGCTAATTCACCGTTAGCTAATGTTGGCGCATCAGCTGTCGTTAACGACCTTTTAATTTGAATTAAATTGTCTGCCATTTGGCTATTCCTTTTAGGTTAAAATGATCCGCCGTCGAGATCTACTGCTAGATCCGCGAATGACAGTTGTCTCACCTCATATTTATCATTTTGAGAATTGTAGATTAATGTAGCGCCATTGGCGGCTTCAACGACGCTGACGTCGAGTATGTTTTCAATACTTCGTATTTCTTGAATTTGATTTTTCAGAGTAATAGGACCAGCAGATGATAATCTGCCGTTGTTATTTGTAATTGTAGCGACTAAACGAGATGCACCTGCCATTATCTTGTAACTCCTGGTGTAACTGTGACGATACCTTCAACAAGACGAGAAACTGTTCCGCTGCCATCAGTCAACTCACAGTCATATACGTATCTTCCGGCTGTAAGGCCATTTGTGGTATTTGCCGACATCGAAAGAGCGACGACGCCAGTCACAGCAGTAATCGAAACTGTAAATGCGGTTTGAGCGGTCGAAGTATAATGCTTACGCATCTGAGCGGCACCTGTAAATCCTGTAAGATTTACGATGTTACCATTTTCATCAGTCACATCAATAGACGTAGCAAATGAAGTGCCTTGATCGATAATGATATTTGCTTTCAGTGCCATTTAATTCTTCCGCTATGTTTATTCAAAACTATAAGATGTTACAGTTATCACCCAATATTTAGTTTCTGCACCATTTGATGCTGATACGTTAAACGTTTGTTCATTGAAACCACCTGTATAAGCTGCTACAAGTTCAATTGATGAAGCACTTCCTCCACTTGCAACACTGGCGTATCCACTAAATCCATCTCCTCCAGTATAAGTCCAAACTACGCTTGAAGAAGCTGTGATAGTATAACCTGCTTGGGAACCATACGCTTCGGCAGTGTCAAAAGTCGGAGATGATATTGTGCCGCCCACGGGACTAAAAGTAACTAAGGCTACATCTGCATACGGACGTATTCCTACATATTGCCACGTAGATCCATTCCACATTTTAACGGCGGCAAAATCTTGGCTCCCGACCCACGACGAGCCGTTCCAATATTTAACAGGTTTAGCAGATAGGAACGTTAGCGGCACTTATTATTCTCCTGGCTTAGATGGCCAAACAACGTCTGCTGCATTTGTATAAGTCTGAGGAAGATCTCTTAAAGTTTGACGATATGTAGCCCAAGCAGTTTTATCTCCAGGCCAATCTGCCATTTGAGTATAGTCAGATAAAGCTAGAAGATTATTTCTTTTCGATCTAATTTGTTCCCAAGTAATTACCACGACTCGATCTTGCAAAACAAGATTTCCTTGTGATAAAACCAATTCTTTATTTTGCATATTCATACCATGGAGAAACTGCTGGTGTTGCTCTGCGGTAATTTCAACAATATCTTGCGGCAATGACGGATACCCAAAATCAGTATCGTAAAAACCTTTTGTTGTTGGGCTGTAGTAAATTGTCATTTTATTAATATCCCATTGCTAACCAGTAACCGGTATGAGAACTTTCATCTCCGTTAAACCAACTGAAACCAGTTGTTGATACACTAAAAATGGTTGCACCTTTAGAAGCCTGTCCAAATACGCCTGTATCTCCTACGCCATTCATCACAGCTCGGGCAACCGCGGTGAACGATGTTGGAAATGATCCAGATCCTGTAGTATTTGGAGTAACAGTTACTGTTCCCCACTGAATAATTGCTCCGTTTGGCAACTTAGTCCATCCATTTGACGAGAGACTTTGTGTATATCCTGTAGTTCCTGCAGTGTCAATCCAGATATCACCAGCCGCTGAAGCAGTAGGTTGAGTCGCTGTTACAAAAACTTGGCCGCCACTTGTAAATCCTGCGGTGACGTGTCTTAGAATAGGCGCGACAGCACCAGATGCACTTCCTTGGGCACCTTGTGGTCCGGTTGCACCTTGAGCACCTGTTATACTTGAACCTGCCGCGCCTTGAGCACCAGTTGCACCTTGTGCTCCGTTTATTCCAGGAGATCCTTGAGGACCAGTTGCACCTTGAGCGCCTTGTAATCCTTGAGCACCTTGAGGACCAGCAACTGAAGATGCTGCACCTTGTGCACCTGTAAGGCCTTGCGGTCCCTGTGGTCCTTGGATACCTTGCAAACCTTGGGCGCCTTGAGGACCGGCAACGGTTGAAGCAGCACCTTGAGCACCAGTTGTTCCTTGCGGTCCCTGAGGTCCGATAATTCCTTGTGCACCTTGTGGTCCCGTCGGTCCTTGAACCGAAGGTCCTTGTGGTCCTTGAGAACCAGTTGTTCCCTGTGGACCCTGGGAACCAGTTATTCCTTGCGCGCCTTGTGGACCAGGAACTGTCGAAGCTGCGCCTTGAGCACCAGTTGGTCCTTGAGAACCGGTAGATCCTTGTGCACCTTGAGCACCAGTTGCACCTTGCGCACCTTGAGGTCCAGCAAGTTGCGTCCACACCAAGTTAGCTGTCGCTCCACTTGATGCAAGGACGAAACCTGTTGTTCCAGCAGATTGTGTAGGTAGAAGGTTATTGATCGATCCGCCTGTACCGCCCCGAGATGTAGGAAGTGTACCGACAGTAATAGCAGATGCATCAACAAATACGCCTGCCGCGTTTACTGTTAAACCAGCATTCGCTACAAAACTAATCGTAGGATTTCCAGAAACGCCGTTGCCGTTTGTTACGCTAATGCCGTTCGTAGAAGCAATCGATACCGTAGTACCTGTTCCTGTACCAGTTCTGACTACGATACCATTCGCCGAGATATTGTATACGGTGTTAGCATTGCTTGCTGTACCAGTATAGAGCGACGAGTTAACGCCTGCTCCACTCGGGAAATTCACCGTATTTGTAACGGTGATATTGTTTGCAAAGACATCAAAGCGAGCAGTCGTAGTACCAAGTGCACCACCGTTTGCATCTGGTCGTAGTGTTCCATAAGATGTCGTATTAAATACGAAAGCATTGAAACGGTTTGAAGTATTACCGAGTGGCTGCTGATCTGCAATCAGAAGAACCCCGCCTTGACCGATGGTAACGTTGGCGTATACAAGAGAACCATTTACTACAAGGTTACCAGATACAACAAACAAGTCGTTTTTAAAGTGCGCGTTGGCTTCTACGTCGACACGATCATAGAAGATCGCGTTGCCAGAAGCAACTAGACCGTTATCAACCTTAAATCTATTATTTGCGCCTGACATATATTACCTTACTTAATGAATTGAGCAACAACTTTTGCAGCCGTGCTAGATCTTGTTTGATTGACATATACTCTTACGTTTGCAGTAGCCACGTTCGCAGAGAAAGTACCAAGTAAGCTGACTCCGGAATTAGCTGCAACAGGTGAAGAAACCGTACCATATGTTGTAAGCTGCGCAGTCGAATTATCATGAGCAAGTAGTACTTCAGAGATCTGTGTATTACCAGCATTTTTCAATTGAATGAGAAGTTTAGCAGTGCTATAGTCTGCCTTTGGATATTCGAAGACAAGAAGATCTGAACCAGTCGTAGCTCCAAGATTTCCGTTTGCAAAGATATCAACTACGTGCTCAGTCTTGAAAGTCACGATGTTTGCATGTGTAGCAGGACCAGTCACTGCGAGCGTATTCGCTAGAGCAGTTGCTCCTGTTACTCCAAGAGTACTCGAAAGCGTTGTAGCTCCAGTTACAGTGAGCGTATTCGAAAGATTCGTATTTCCTGTAACCGTCAGCGTATTTGCAAGAGCAACGTTCGAACTGACTGTCGCAGCACCTACAACAACAAGATGGCTTGTCGGCGTAATGGTAAGATTCGCAGATGCAGTGATCGATCCATTACCAATCGCCGTATTAAACGTTGCATTCCCAACAAGAACCGTAGTAGCATTTGCAACGACATTCGCTCCGACTGCAACAACTGTTTGGTTAGCAGTAACAATACCTGCAAAGAATCCTGTCGGTGTAACGTTAGATGTCGACGTTGAGTTGACAATGCTAACAATTCGAGTATTCGCTAAAACGGTATTACTACCTTCTGCGGTGAAGAATCGAAGCGATGTTAACTCAGAAGCGTTAAGCGTATTACCTACAAATACTCCGCTACTATTTGCTACAACGTTACCAATCGCACCTGTTCCAGTGATTTGCACTGTACCACCATTGGTAGCATTTGCCGTGACGTTTGCGCCGAGCGAGATCTGAATAGTATTGGCAGTAAAGATGCCAGTTTTAAATGCGTTCGGTTCGATGTTTGCAGTGGCACTCGAGTTAGCGATGCTAATGATTCGAGTATTTGCAAGAGTGGTGTTTGAACCTTCAGATGCAAGGAAACGAACTGATGTGACTTGTGAAGAGTTTAAAGTATTACCTACATGCAGGCCACTACTATTTGCAACCGTATTGCCGACCGTACCAGTTCCTGTTACTTGGATCGTGCCGCCGTTGGTAGCATTCGCAGTGACATTGGCACCAAGTGAAACTTGAATGGTGTTAGCTGTAAAGATGCCTGTCTTGAAACTGATAGGATCAATATTTGCAGATGATGTTGTATTGGCAATGCTAATGATCTGATTGTTTGCGAGTACGGTATTGCTACCTTCTGCGGCAAAGAATCGAACACTCGTCATCTGACTGTTCGTAACAGTATTGCCTACATATAGGCCGCTGCTATTTGATACACTGTTACCTACTGCTCCGGATCCTGTGACTTGGATCGTACCACCATTCGTGGCATTAGCAGTGACATTGGCACCTAATGTAATCTGAATCGTGTTCGCTACAAACAATCCAGTGCTAAAGCTAATTGGATTCATCGTAGCAGTGTTAGTGCTATTCGCGGCAACAACTGCGAATGCAGTTGCTGTTGTATTCGTGGTCGAGTTCGACTGAATCGTCAGCTTCGTTGTGTTAGCGACAAGGTTTGCACCAGTCAAACCAGCATGTAGACCGTACTGCCACATGAATGTGTTCGAAGAACCATTGGCAACTTCCAGACGAATTTCGGTCGATGTCACGTTGCTCAGAACAGTGTTCGTACTGATCATGAGATTCGCAAACGAACCGTTGACGTTTCCGCCTTTCATCCAGTTTGTTACGACGAGATTATTAGCCCCGAATGTTCCGTATAGCTGAGCTGTTCTTGGAAACGCAGTGTTACCCGTGTTTGCATACGTGCTATTTGCAGTGATGATTTCTGTCGAAAGCGCGTGAAGAAGTTCATTGGTCTCGAGGAGCCAAACCTCGAACGAGTCGGTAATTACATCAACATTAGCTACTGGTCTTGACATTAATTTCTTCCATTCACTACTTGTAAGAGTAGAGTTTTAATTTCTTTGAGATCGTCTTCGACTGCACTGATTCTATTCGATAGCTCTTTGCTATTCTTCGCTTTCGATCTCTCTGCTACAAACTTTGCATAAGATGCATCGTCTGTATTTATGAAAGCTCCAGTAGAAGTATCTTTCATGAATCCATCAGTTTCAGTCTTGACTAACATTATGCGGAAACTCCGATAACCTGAATAGCCTCTACCTTTGGAACAATGTGAGATTGCGT